CCTTATCAGTCGCAGAGAATTGGATTGCGTGACATCTGACCTACCTGCCACTCGCAAAGCTCGTGGGGTTAGGTCATTAACGTTACAAATATTAAATTTAACTTTATTAGCCATTTTTTACCTCCATAGTAAATTCATAGAGAACTTCATAAAGTCTTTCTGATTCAATCCAAACTTCAGATTTTTCATAATAGATTTTTTCTCTATCAAGGATCGCTTCTATTTTTTCTTCTAATTTTAAGTCTTTCTTATCGGTGTATAGTTCTAAGTCTATTTGGGTGTTTTTATAGAAAACTACTCCATCTGCACCAAAGTGTTTATTCTTTGGAAATAGATAAACCAAAAATGGTGGGTCTGGACTTTCTCCTTCAGCAAAGTGCGAGTATGCAAAAGGAAGTCCAATCTCGTTAATTATTTTCATTAACTTTTTCATTCTCTTAACTTCCTCATAATATTTTCTTCCAATTCTCTGATTCCTTTCTCCTCAGCTGGTCCAATATGTGGTTTAGCAGAAACTCTTCCTCCTTGTCTTAGAACATGTCCTTTTTCAAGTAGATGAGCAAGCTGGTATCTATTTCTTGAGTGAACTACAAGTTCTATTGAGTTTGAAGTTTCTTTCATAGTTTTTACAGACCAAGACTTAGAATATTTATTTGTTTCTCCTACAGGTGCATTTTCTTGTATGTCTTTTCTAATATTGCTACCAGTTTTTTTGACTTCCTTTTTTACTTTATCTGTTGCCATATCAGAATATTCTTCTAAACCTTTCATTATTTCACTGGCGAGGTTTTCAATTTTTACATTCATCTACTCACCTTCCTACACCTAAATTTTATAAGTCTATTTTTATAGTTCATAAAGTCAATTGAGATGATATTGTACTTTTCATCATCAAATAGAATTCTGTAATCTGAAGTATTAATGTTCTTCAGACTATTTTGAAATCTTACAGTAAAAGAAATATCTGACCTGTCTACTTCCATCCCTAGAAAAACTTCTTCGCCTTTACCTTGAAAAGATATATAGGTTGATGTTGTTAGATAGTCCATCCATACTGATTTATGGTTACCTATCTCATCAACTTCCACATTTTTATTTTGAAAGGTTATTTTTCTATTTAAATCCGATATTTTCATTAGAACTCAGCCTTTCTCATTCCAAATAATAAAGCCCTTAGAGTTAAGTTTAATTCAGAATAATCTGCCTCTTCTCTATGTTCATAAAGATAAGCGATCATATAGAGGACGGCTATCTTTCCATTTGGATTTTTAGAAAGGTCTTCTTCACTATCAACCCTGGCTACATCCATGGAGTGCTTTATTGATGATTGGATGAGAGAATTAATCATCTCATCCTCATCATCAAAATCCACCCTTAAATAGGACTTTGCCTCTTCAAGAGTAATCATAATTTACTCCTTAGGCAGTAGCACCGATTTTTAATAGTTTAACTGCTTCTCTTAAAACTAAGATGCCATCTACTCTTTCTTTTCCTAAGAAACCAACCATACCATTTCCAGCAAATAGTTCCTTTAAGTCTTGGAAAGATCTATTTCCCCTATCTCCAATCTTGTAATATGAAAAATCGCCAAAGGCTACTGCAAGTTTTCCTTTATCAGCTTTTGGAGCAAAGGCAGATGTGTAGGCAGGATATCCTAAAAGTCTATCTGGTTCTCCATCTTTAAGTGATGGTTGCCAAATATATGCACCATTAACATCTTTAAGCTTTCTAATTTGAGCAACTGTTGCATCATTTAAAATGAATGCCGCTTTCTTCCTATAAGGTCTGTCTAATGAGTAAACTAAATCAATTAGTTCGTCTGCGGTAATTGTTTGAGCCTTTGTTGTCACACCAAGTTCTCCACCCTTTTTAGAGTCAAAAATTCCTGTAGGTTTATTTACTCCATCGCCATTTAAGAAAGCATCTTCTTCAGCATTTGCTAGTGCTCTAGTAAATTCTTCAGTGATGTATTTTTCTAGATTAAAGGCTGCATCATAGAGAAGTTCTTCAGTTACTTTAATACCAACATGAAGTTTGTGTGCATCAAGAGATACTTGGTCGAATGTACCATCTCCAAAGGTAAGTTGACCACCTTCTTCTACCCATAGAGCAGCAGGCTTTGTAGCTGCAATATTAATTTTATGAAGTCCAGAAGTTTGAACTTTTGTAGCTAGTTTTCTTACAATATTTTCATCTTCAAGACCATTTACAATATCTGTTTCCATTTCTTCTGGAACTAAATATCCACCACTTTCATCTGTACCAACTTTTAATTCATTGGAAATATCTCTAAAGTTAGTTCTTAATGCCTTCATCATGGATTTCTTATAGATATTTCTTGCTCTCATTGGTTTTTCTTCTTCATTAAAAGTAGCAGGTTCATTTGTTAGTGCTTGAGTAGTAGGTTTTTCTAAGGATTTATCCATTTCTTCTTCCCTCTTCTTTCTTTCAATTTCACGAGTATAATTCTCGATAGTTCTTTCCATCTCTTCATAGGTTTTGAAGTCTTCGTCAGACATTAGACCATTTTCATCTTTCTTAGATTCAGCAAATGACTTTGCCTCATCCCAAGCTTTAGTTC